TATCGCCGTCCATTACACCCATAAACTCAAACTGAATTGAGCCCTCTGGGTAACGACTGTAAAACTCTGTCACGCGCTCTTGGACTGTTGTGTAATTCTGTATGTCAAAGGCCATTAGATTCTCCAGCCATCTTTGAACATTGATTCTTCAATAGTTGGCCCATGCATCGCACGAAATTTGGCTCTAAGTTTGATCTGGTATTGCTGCTCCGCTTGCATGCCAACATAGACACCCAATGCAAAAAGTATTAAGCAATAAAAAAGTATTAATAATGTGTTCATGCCCTGTTTCCTATTCTTAGTTGTAAGCCTTGGCGCTTACATGAATAGTTTTAGCACGAAAGGCAGGATTCGCACAAGCACTTTGAGAATACAGGCGTGTTGTGGCTTGTGTCTAAATGAGCTTGTAGCACTAGATGTAGTGCATCTATCTTATTTGCCAATTCTGGCAAGGATTTTCCGCCATTGGCATAGGGCTGGATGGCATAAGTCATCTTGTCTATGTAGGACTTGATGGGCTTAACTATGCCCCACTTGACTAGCATTCCCGCCAGAGTAAGTATTGCAATTAGCGATCCAGCCGCTTGGCCGATCGTCATCAAATTGTTCATTTGTCAAGGTTTTTATCTATGGCGGTAAAAATGTCATTTATCTCTGCGTCATTTAAGCTGCCATCTTTTAGGAATGCGCGTGCTAATCCCTCGATTACAACCGCCACACCACCAATGCCAGCAATTATGATGGCTTTGCTTGGCTCAACACCTGCCACGGCTGATGCGCCTACGACTGACAGACTACTAGCTGCAAATACGGCGACCATTCTTAAAAGTATGTTGCGGGTTTTGTTCATGATGCCAGTATCGCTTTCGGGTCTAAGTCTTTGCCTGCTGACCAACGTATGTTGTTACGCAGCTCAAAGTGTAAGTGTGGCCCTGATGAGTTACCTGTGTTTCCTGACTCGCCCACGATCTGGCCAGCCTTGACAATTGCCCCGGGCTTGGCTCGTACGGCGTTTAGGTGTGCATATATTACCCAGCCACCATTAACCTTTTGCACAACCTGATTGCCGTATGCCTTGCCCCAGTTAGCGCGTTCAATCTTGCCGTCAGCTACTGCCAATACAGGTGTGCCAACAGGCACTGCAAAATCTACGCCAGTGTGATAACCCTTTGACCACATCTTGCCGGGCTTTTTGTAGGCAGTTGTAATTTTGCCATTCTTAATCGGCGATGACATCTTGCTCTTTAAAGTTTTGACCTGTCCATTTGTCGCCAATTCCTGCATACTTGCCTCTAAAATTTGCGTTGTAACTGGTTTGTTTCCAAGTGCCGTCTAGTCCAATAGATGCAATAAATGCTTGACCGACTGGCTCGCTGTCTGGAAACTCTAGATTGCCAAGTGTCTCATTATTGACAACGATTACTGCTTCAACAATTCCATTTTTAATTTGTGCGAAATGTGCCATTATGCCAACACCCTAACTATTACTATTCCCGAGCCACCCGCGCCGCCGGCAGCAAGTGATCCGCCGCCGCCGCCGCCGCTGCCCGTATTTACTGTTCCCGCAACGCCAATTCCCGTACCACCCGCGCCGCCGCCGCCAAGTCCTCCCGATCCTACTGAAGTGCTTCCCGAGCCGCCGCCTCCGCCGGCGCGATTTGTGGCAGTTCCATTTATAGATGAGGATAAGCCCGCGCCACCTGCTCCCCCGACTGTGGTTGCACCTGCGACACCCACCGCGGAAGCCCCGCCGCCGCCGCCCGCGTTTGTGCCAAGTCCGCTTCCAGCTCCACCAGTATTTCCTTGGAATGATATACCTGTCCCAGCAGCTGTGGTCACGCCGTAGCCACCACCACCAGATCCACCAAGGGATGCTGCTTGCTGGTTTCCAGATGCAGTGCCGCCGCCTTTACCGCCACCAAATGTAACGAAATAATCAAAAAGACTAAACGTTCCATTTGCAAAAGTTGCACCACCTGCGCCAATTGTTACAGTTGCAGCGCCGCTTGTAATGTAAAGGCTATTTAAGGTTTGACCTTGACCACTTGTCTCAGTTGAAATTGTGTTCATGTAACCGCCCGCGCCGCCGCCGCCCGCCCGGTCAGTATTTCCCGTCATTGTGCCACCGCCGCCACCGCCGCCGATGCATAAAACATCTACTAAGCCATCTTTGGTAAAAGTTATTGTGCCGCTTCCAGTAAATGCGTAAGCCTTGTAGTTTTTTCCGCCATCTGTAAAAGTTGTGATTGTGGGACTGCCCGTAGTGCCAGAGATTGCACTATCACTTAAAAGGGCAGCCCCGCCAGCAAAAGGGATTACAGTCCACGCATCTGATCCAGTGCGAATGACTGACGCGCTGCCAAATTGGCTAACAGTTGCGCCCGAGTTTGTAATTGTTACACCAGACCCTCCGGCAATAGTTACAGATCCAGCGCCATAGTTTGCCACCGTAAGAGTTGCGCCAGTAGTCCACACCACGCTGGCCTGTGGTGGCACTGTAAAAGTGACCGCAGCTGCATTGTTAGATGTAGTTACCTTGGCTGCATCAAGTAATGCAAAAGTGTAACTTGTGCCTGTCTGCGTGTTGTAAGTAGGGATTGCAACTGCGGCATCAAAACCGTCAGCTACTGCCTCAATGGCTACTGCGCCATCTTTGACATAATCCGTGCTTGTGGGATAGGTAACCCCAAAATATTGCGTTGTGCCAGCCATGCTATAAGTCCTGCCATTCCTCTGTAGTTGGAGTATAACTTGCCCACGTTACAGTTGGTGCTATTTGCAGCCATACGCTATGTGGGTATGTCTCGGAAATTGCCGAGCAAACTAGGGTTAGGTCACTTGTGTACCTTGTAAGATTCCATTTCATGCCCTCAACAAAGCCGTCAAAGGTTGTGCCAAATACTGCTGGCAGCTGTTGTGTGTAAACTGCCGAGCCTACGAGCATGTTGATTAAAGCATTTCTTGTGGCATCGCTAACCGTTGGGCTATGCAGTGGGATCGTCAATTCCTCAGGGTAGGTGCGTGGGTATGCCCGAGACTCTAGAAATGCTGTTGCCTGTATTTCAGCATCTGCGCCATTGTGCAAGGTAGTTGATCGAGTGCCTGCTAGTTGGCCATAAGACTGCTGGCTAGTGTAATCGGCTGCATAAGCCTCGCCGCCGTTGCGGTAGGTAACTGTCACATCGTTTACAATCTCTGACCACTGGGCGGCCTGTCGCAATCCTGCAGCTAGTAAATCATCTGATGTCAGTGTTAGTGGCACATAGGCAGATCTAGCGCCGTAAGAGTCATAATGCAATGAGCCATCAGGTGCTTCAAGTAGAAAACCTCTACCCGATTGGGCTGCCGATTGCACGAGGGCTAGGGCATCAGTCGCCCCGCCAGAATAGGCAGCCAATTCATATGTGCCGGGCGTGTCAATGTCTGCAATTAAATCGTTTACTAGGGTGATGTTTGAACCATCCCAGTTAGCCCAAGTGGCAATGTTGCTAACACTTGACCAGATAAGATCGCCCGGCACTTCCGACCAATCTTGCAGGAATACATCGGACAGAATGTTTAACACTCTTGTCCCGTCAAATTCTTTTGCATAACCTGCCCCGCCAGTGGTGTGCTTATTGACTAACGACAATGGCCCAACTGCTGTGATGTTGTAGATGGCCACAGATCCCTCAGATCCGTAAGCATCTAGCGTGATGTCAATGTCTGAGATTATGCCTGTGTAAATAGTCTGATAGGCCGATGTTGAGTCTTGAATCTGAATTGCAACGCTGTCTGACAGATTGACGTTGAGCGCGGTGTCTGCATCAGTCCATAGGCGAACACTAGCAATGCCGGGTTGTGCCTGCTCGTAAATGTCCCGCCTGCCAAGACTTATGCCTATGCTGCTAATTGTGTTGTCTGCGTACTCAACCGCGCCAGCAAATACTACTTTTGGATACGGCGTGTAGGTTGTCACAGTGTCGCCCCAACTAGATTAATTGGGCCTGTGCGCCTTGCGCTGTTTTGCAGCAGCTTCTCGATTGATCTACGAGCTGACTCTGCGTCAATAATGCCATTTAGATTAATTATGGTTGTGGGACTGCTACCGCTATCTTGGCGAATAGATCCCGAGCCACTTGGCACAAACATTTCAGGGCCAAACTCGCCAACCCTGTAAGCCTGTCCACCCATGACTGGGCCACCTGCTGCTCGGTTTGTATAACCCAAACGTTTGCCCAAACCAGTATCTGCAAACTTTGGCCCTTCACCCGGATTAATAATTAAGAAATCTAAAATGCCTCCACCAAGGGCTTTTGCTTTTGCATAGGCTTCACGCAAATTGTCAATTCCGCCAGCAATTGCATTAATACCGTTGGCCAACGACTGCAAAACTGATGGCGATTCTTTGGCATCATCGCTTGTGATCTCATCAAACAATTTACTAAATGCATCCGCTGCCGCTTTTAATGATGCGCCTAAACTATAAGCGCCCTGATCGCCAACACTTGCACCCAATTCAATAGCGCGCTGGCTTAAACTGTTTGAATCATCCCCAGCAAATCCCATGCCAACTTTGTTTACTTGATCTAAAACATTTACTAAAGTGGGTATAAGTTTTGCGCCTAGACCCTCTTTTAATTCGCCAACTGCTGTATTAAGGATTTTAAGTTTGCCTTCAAAAGTTGCGGCAGCTGCGGCAGCTGATCCACTAAACTCTCGGGTCAATTCGCCAACATAATCAATACCTTGGGCTTGTACAGCATTAACAATTTCTTGTTGATCTGCAACTTTGGCTAAGGCTTTTTCGTAATCTTCACTTGCAATACCAGACTCATTTAATGCTGATTGCAAGTCCATATTTAAGTTTGCTAATTTTGTTTGTTCTTTATTAAACTCAACCATGTTTTGGGCATTGTCGCCCAAAGTAATACCAAGTTTTTTAAGGCCTTTAAGGTTGCCGTCATTGGCTTTGGCCAGTGCCTCGGTCACAAGTGTCACATCTTTGCCAGTGCCTGCCGATATGTCTAGCGCCAAGTTGAATAACTTTTGTGCTTCCGTCACATCTTTTGTTGATCGGACAAGGCGAGCGAGTCCAGTGCGTACCTCGGTGTCACCAATACCAAATGCGCGCTGTTGCTTTGAAATGTATTTCTCAGTGGCTTCAATCTGTGCATCAGTTGCGCCAGTGACATTCTTAAGGGCTGTCGCCAGTTTAATTTGGCTGGCTTCATCCTCAGCTGCTGCCTTTACGGAATCAACGCCTAATTTAATTGCAAAGAATCCAACCGCTGCCGCAGCTGCTGCAAAGGCTGCCGACATTCTTTTTGAGTGGCCATCAACATTATCGGCCAAACCTTTTGAGTCTCTGTCGGCCTTGTCAATACCTCTAGTAAAATCTGCTACATCGGCCAGCAAATTTAACTTCATAGTTCTTACATCAGCCATTAGATTGCACCATCCTTTGACCAGTTAGACATAACTTTAACAACCGCATCTTTCCAGCGCCTAGTAATCTCGGGCTGTGCGGCCTTAAGTGTTGGAAATATCCAGTATCCTGCGTTGCCTCTACCAACCCTGTCGCTTCTAATTGGAAATCGAAAACCACCATTGGCAAATGCTGATTGGCTACCAAAGGCATTACGCTCGCCGCCAAATTCATTACCAAATAATAATTGACCAGCATTTGCCCCGCCTGATGCTCGGCCTTTTGACCCACCAATTGTCACGCTTGGAATACGATCTCTATTGGCTCTTACAGTAGGCGCAATAATTGCTGCCTGTCTTGGAAAATATGGGTGTGCAAAAGCTGCTCTTTGTATCTCACCGGCAGTCCAATCACTTATTGATTGCACATCATTTTTAAGTTCTAGGTTGGCTTCTTTGTCCATTTGATTTAGGGCTTTTAGTAGTCCCCTAAAATCACGCAAATCTGGCTGTATCTTGATTGTTTGTCTTGCTTCAGCCATGACCATTCCTGTCTTTAATAAATTGCAATGCCACTGTGACATCTGTGAGCGACCACTGTTGCAGATCAGCCAGAGGTATACCTGTCGAAACCGCTATTCGGATGAGGCAGTCTGCAAGTTCTCTTTTGGGTCTGGCTCACTCACCACATCAAAAGTATCAAACTCGTTGATTACCCAAGATTGCTGACTTGGTAACATTGTTTTGCCTGCGGCCTTGGCGGCCTTGTAAAGCATGCAAGTTATTACATCCAGCGACCCTTCGCTCATCTTTTCAGCAGCTTGGCTGACTGTATAGCCGAGTTCTCTTTCAATCTCGACCCACAACCATGCAGAGTCATCGCTCACTATGTAGTTATTGCCCTGTTTTGTAGTAACTTCGTATTTCATAAGGGTTGCCCTGTTCTCTCGATTATGTCCGGGTTACTGCGCCATCATTGACAACAAAACTCAATGAAGTTGTAAGTACGTCAGTGGCCGCGCCGCCGACAGTTGGAAACACTGGATAGACCGAGCCGGCAAAAGTGTCACCGTTTACATCAAAACTAAATGTCAGTGCAGTGTCAGGTGAGGCACTTGCTGCATCCCAAAGAGCTGAAATAATTCCAGCGCTAGCAGAATCATCTAGGTATAGTTCGACATTTAGTGTGGCTGTCTTGTCTACGGTCTTGTATGCGCGACCCGATAGGACTTCCAACACCTGCTGGTTGTTTTCCATTTCAAGAGTTACTGTGCTTGCTTGGTCAGCGTAGGACACCGAGTTAATGCTCAGGGTCAG